GGAAGTTTTTTTCATCTTTCATGAGAGCTTCTCTAACCCACTTCACTAAGTCTAAAGTAAAATCTGCACTCTTCATCATTTTTTTCTCGGGGCTTTTATTATTTACAAAAAGACCTAGACGTTCAATCCCAGTTCTTTTTTTCTTTTTCTTTTTACGTCCCCCTCCATAAGTTGGAGAAAAAATACCTGAGTTAGTTGATGTAAATACTGTCCCTCCCCCATCTCCAAAAGACCCTGATGTGGCTGCTCCACCAGCACCCCCACCACCTTCTTTATATATTTTCCCTTTGCGTTTACTGTCTGTAGAACCTCTAGGATTTGTAATCCATGCTTTAGATATATTTTCTTCCCAATCTGTAATCAAATTTCTATCAACTCCATGAATAACTTCGGGGTGTATGTAGTGACCCCAAGTTGATGTCGAGTCAGTCTCGTAGTCTCCACTACCTTTTTTAGTTTCTTTCTTATGCCCTAATAACTTTGCAGCACTTTCCCCAATAACTTTTTGGGCTTCTACTAAGGTCATAGACTTACCAGCTTTATTAAACTCTTCTACAGAATTTTCTGCTGCCTTAGTTGCTGCCTCGTGTCTATAATTATGTACATGAGCTGTTTTAGATTCAGTCGAATTTTTTACATATCTATTGTTTTTATCCTGAGTAGTATTAAATATTCTATCATCATCACCTTTACCTTCTAAAGCATTTGTTATAATTTCTACCATTCTTGGGTCAGAGGTATTATAAGTTTGTGGCACGTTACCCTTCCCTATAAAGTCTAACTGAGCTGTGTCACCTATTATTTGTACGTGTTTTTTACGCAAAGATAAGAGTCCTACTCCTGTTTCCCCATCGACATTTGCTTCACTACCATGTCTAATAGGCATATGAGCAGCTATTGATATAACTTTTTCCTCTTCAGTTAAATCTGAAATAGGTTTTTCTGCTAATTTATCTGCAAGTTCTCTAATTTTTGGAATATCTTTTTTGTGGTCTGCATAATTTTTAGCTTGTTTTTCATGTAAATACTCGCTAGAAAAAATTAATTGCATCTTTTTTAACCCTTTTTTCTTATACATCGCTTGTATTGGGGTACGACTATCAGTCGAAATATATATAGCAGTAGCATTTTTTGGAACTAAGTTTCTTGGTTTCCCTGTTTCCGTAGTTCCTGCAGACGCATTCAAAACAATCTCCCACGGAATATCACTTGGCTTGGTATCTTTATCTAAATCTACTTTATAAGTAGGGACTTTAAGGTCTAAAAGTCCTCCTTTAGGTTCATATCTCGGTTTGAATGTTGCGTATCTAGCTCTTTTCTTACCATCATTCGTAACGAAATTCCTAAAATTTATTATTTCTTGTTTAGTATTTTCGTCTCCATGTATACCTAACGCATCACCTTCTCCAAATCTTTCTATCCAATACTCCCCACCTTTAGGGCCTTGATATGTCGGGGTTCCTTTGGGGGCCACTCGGTCTTTTACATAGACTGCATTGTCTGGAATATGTGTTTGAGAACTTATAAAACTCCCAGAAGAAGGTTGTTTAGTAGCGATGTTTTGTTTCTCGTCTTCAGCCTTAGATAATTCTTTCTCGTCTAAACCAAAGTCGTCTAAGTCATAACCATCTTCCTCATCAATGGGGTTAAAAAACTCATCGTATTCAACGCCTTCATTATTATAACCATCAATAATTGCATCGGCTAATTTACGGGAATCTTCTAACTCCTTATCAGAATAGGCATAAGGTGACTCCGAGGATTCTTTTTCTTTTTTTAAGAATTGGTATAATTTATTTATACTAGTAATTTTCATCTATATCAGTCTCTGTTGGTTGAGTAGGTTTTGGGCGTTCTTGTTTGTTCCTACTAAATCTTGTGGGGTCTGCAAACACAGCTTTTTCCACTGTGGTTACCCCACCATTTGAGAGTTGAGCTACATAATCTATGTTGTTTTCCGAAAACCACATTTGAGTTAAATCAGGGGCAACTTCTTTTATTAGAGGAGATGTAAACCCTTTTTGTATCAAGGACTCTACCCAAGACTTCGACAAAGTTAATTCATTTTTTCTAGCCCGAGCTTCAGCATATTCATCAATATCTCGCTCTTCACTAGGGTCTCCTTTGTCATGCCAATCTGGGGTTATACCACCAGTCCTACCTTTGAATTTTCGTTGTGATGGTGGCTTGTACGCCTTCTCCATCGCTTGTATGGGTTCTTCTTCTTCCCCTTCTTCGGGAGGCACTTCTTCACCGCCACCCTGTAGCATGGCTTCTTGTGCTTCTTGTTGTTGTTGCATTTGCTCTTCCTGCATTTGCATCTGTTGCTTTTGTTGCTCAAGCCCTAATGCTTGCTGTTCAGCTGCCATTTTAGCTGTAGGCATTGGGTCGCCACTAATAACAAAATCTGCTTCCCACAGTGGGACATCTTGCTCTTTCAACCTTATGTCAAACCCCAAAGCTGCGAATTGGTTTATAATACCTATTTTTTGTTGAGCAAAAGCTAATCTAGTGTTCTCAGCTTTCTCTTCTGGTTGTGGTAAGTTTACCTCATAGTCAGTAATGCCAAAGGCATCTAATAATTGAGGAAATACTTTCTCATGAAATAATCGTTGGTCTCCTTCTACAACACGACTCATAACTACTAGTTGTTGCGTTTGGGTGGATAACCCACCGAACGCCTCTGGAGCACCCTGCCACGCAGGAGTAACACCCCACATAGCCGCTACACGTTCTCTAACTTCTTCCCTTACGGGTAAATAATCCATTTCATTTAGAGTATGGAATAACCTTACCATGTCTACTCTACCTCTTTGGTTTCTAGCAGATACTGCTACCATAGGTATATAGTTAGGGTCTAGCCTTGTTTGAGCTGCAATGTGTTCTCTTTCTCTACGTAAGGACTCTGGGTCATCAGTAGTTACCATTAACATACTTGCGGGCATTTTTCTCTCAAAGAAATACCTGTAAAGGTTTTTATCCATACCTACTAAGGTCAACGCCTTTTCAAATATTGTAAGTATTGGTGACCATCCATATGTTTCAGATGGTGAAAATTTAGACAAGTGAATAATTTCACTGTCTGTGAAATACATATGTTGAGTTCTGTGATAATACTTGTACATTGCTGGATGAAGAATTACATTACAGTCATCGTTGACACAGGTACCAGCATCTTCTTGAAGTACCTCTCTATGTATAGGGCAAATAAAATGAGAGTTTTTTGGTAATCCAGCTTGGTCTAAATCAAATTCTACTAATGCTGGATTCAATCTTCTAATCTCTTGAAGCCTAGATGTAACCTTGCCATCCCCAGAATCTTTATATTCTTTCGCTAGATATAAAAATCCATCATCTAATGAGTTTACATCAAAATGAAATTGTCTAAGAACCTCTTCCATACTTTGGTCAAATACATTACAGTCTTTTAACCATCTGGTAAGCCGGTCTTTTTGCTCAGAGTCTGGGTTCTCAACTTTAGGAACTATTTCAATTCCTCGTCTAAACACTTCCCCAGTAATATGTGACAATGGACCTCGAATCTCCTCTACTGACATAGCAACTGTTTGCAAATCTTGGACAAGCTGTTGGCGATAAGCCATTTGGTGTCTAACCCAAGTGTTTACTATTTGGTCAAGACCTATTGTAGGAGCATTACCAGTATCCCCAGTAGATTTCATAACATCTAATAAACTAATTTGTTTATTCAAATCAGCCATTTGTTGCTGCATTTGAGGAACTTGTGGTAAATATTCGGATAGTTTCATTATTAATCCCTGCTTAGTTTAGTCATATCTTGCATGGATACTAATTTTAGTATGTTATCCATGGCTTTTTCTTTCAGTTCAAATTCTTCAGAATGAGAAGCTGCTCTTTCAACTGTCTGTTTCTCACTTTTAGTTTTATTAAGTTCAGCACTCAATCTATCTATTTCTAAATTTTTTGTTTCAATTATGTGTTCTAACTCTGCTGTATCGACATCAGAAGTAATATTAACATTCTCTAATACTCCTTCACTTGCAGCTTCCTTTATTAAGGCAATAAATTGACCTTCAGATAAAGCTACTACTGCTGGGCTGTCATCAGGTATATCATCGTCAGCACTCATTTGTTTTAGCTCTGCGTGCCAAGTGTCTAATATTCTCCAAGTGTTCTTATCATCTTTGGTAGCTACATACTGCTGTCCTGAATCTGATAACATATTACCAATTACCATAAACTTCTCCTAATTCTTTTCTATCTTTATATTATACTATAATTTTCGTATTTACTAAGAAATCAAGCAAGCACTCCAGCCACAGGTCTTGCAAGTGTGACATCCTGATTCAAAAAATATGTTTGGGTTATCACAACAATTGTGTTCCGGTAAGCCAACATTTGTATCTATAAGGTCATTTTCTAATTCAAAACCATCCAAGGTAGGTTGCTCAACTTTTTCTTTGTTGCCTTTTACCAAAACTTCCTTCTCCCTGCTACCAGCTCTGTACACAGTAATTCCTTTACAACCTTCCCGCCACGCTAACATATAAGCGTTTTCAACATCTTGTTTAGTAGCACTATTTGCGAAATTAATTGTTTTAGAAATTCCTGAATCTACAGCTTCTTGAAATGCAGACTGCATAAGAACATGGTCTTCAGGAGATATATCAGGAGCAGTAGCATATACAGCTTTGACCCACTCAGGTAGATTTGGTACGGACTCTAGTGAGCCTCCTTCAGCCAAATAATCCATTAAATCTTCAGAATAAAAACCATGTTTTACGGCATCTGCCTCAAAGTATTTGTTTACATAGTTCAAAGTTTTACCTTCTAGGATATTTTGTTTTTTCCAAGCTAATGCAAACGTAGGTTCAATCCCACTAGATGTGTCAGCTATCATTGATATTGTCCCCGTTGGAGCAACTGTTAATCTGCAATGGTTCCTATAAGGTTCTGTCTCCTTATCGTAGTTACTTTTATCCCAAGCAGGAAAAGTACCTCTAACTTTTGCTAACTCTAGTGACTCGTCATCTGACCATTCCCTAATCTTAGTCATTAATTCTGCTCCTATTTCTCTAGCAGTTGAAGAGTTATATGGAACCTGCATTTGTATTAACAGGTCTGCAAAACCCATAACACCTAATCCAATCTTTCTAGTAGACTTAGTCATTTCTTCTATTTCGGGAGTAGCGTATTTATTTGCATCTATAACGTTATCTAAGAAATGAACCGATGTTCGGGTAACCCATTCTAAATTCTTCCAATTTATTTTTTCTTGCCACTCCTGTGTAGGTTCATCAGCTTTTATATAAAATCTTGCTAAGTTTATGGAACCTAAGTTACAAGACTCATTACCTAGTAATGGTTGCTCTCCACAAGGATTAGTAGCAATCATCTCACCATATTCTTTTTGGACATGGTTGTCTTTGTTTACTTGGTCTAAGAAAATCATTCCGGGTTCCCCATTATTCCACGCACCATCAACTATTTTGTTGAAAACATCTCTAGCATTTAATTTGCCCGCAACTTCATTACTTTTAGGGTTTATTAAATTATAGTCCATGTTAGCTTCTACAGCTTTCATAAAGTTAGAATCAACACCAACAGAAATATTGAAGTTATGTATATCCCCCTCAACCTTTTTACAGTCAATAAATTCTAATATATCTGGGTGATAGATAGACATGACTGCCATATTAGCCCCATCTCTTTTACCACCCTGCGTAATCATTGATGATACTCGTGATAAAGTCTTTAAGACCTCTATAGGACCGCAGGCTATACCATGAGTAGATTTTATCCCATCTCCTCTAGGTCGTAGTTTAGATAAAGCAAACCCAGTACCCCCGCCAAATTTCTGAACCATAGCACTGTCTGTTGCTGCTTTCATTATGCCTTCCATACTGTCCTCTAAAGGTAATACGAAGCAAGCTGATAAAGTACCTTGTTCAGTACCCGCATTCATCAATGTTGGAGAGTTTGGAATAAATTCTAAGTTTGCCATAATTGTATAGAAGTCTTTAGCTGTCAAATCCGCCTCTACACCTAACCCCATATAATCTTTATCAATTATAGCTACAGCATTAGCTACCCTCTTAAACATTTGTTCAGGAGTTTCTATAACCTCATTGTCTGAGTTCTTTAGGAGATACCTGTGATTTAATATTATATTTGCTTGGTCTGTAATAGCTGAGGTGTTTAAATTAAAAGTTCGGTTTTCTATTGTCATTGTATATTCTCCTGTAATTTCTTTATTTTCTAAATCCACAATATATACAAAGACCTCGTTCAGGTACCCAAAAATTTGGGTTACAAACTCCCTCCTTGCATTGTGGGTTTGGTGCAGACTCAGCTACAACACTTGGGTTGACCGGCTCCATTTGTAGTGGGTTAGCTGCTTTGGCATCATCACCCTCTTTTATCAAACCGCTTTGCTCGTCTCTGCTCTGCTTTCTACTCTCAGGAGTTTCTCCCGGACTGATTGCGTTGAACCAATCGGTAGCACTCCCTAAATCTACAAACTTATATGCTGTGTCATGTACTGCTTGTAGAGCCATAGCAATTGAGAAAAAAGCATCCCCATGACCCATTGGGGTATCGGGAGCTTTTAATTCATTACTAACGGACAAAATCTGCTGCTTCTGTCTTTCGTCTTTTACTAACTTTAATATACCATCAAGAGCAAATTTTTCAAAGACTCCTGCCATAGTATTTTTACTTTTTCTTGTGAAATTCATAGGTCTCCAGCGAGCGTCTAATCCTCGGTCTTCTAGCTCCCCTCGAGTGTTATCAATATAACCTGAAGTTAGGTCAAAGTTATCAGCTACTTCGTTTAAATATTCTATTTGGTCTGAGTAACTCCAGCCATCTAAAAAGGAGGAATGGAGTTGTTCTATTCTCTCCCCTCTTTTTCTAAAGATAACTAAATGAGATGGGTGTTTCTTCTTACCTACATCGAAACCTCCAAAAGTCTGGTCCCCAGTTTCCCAATCTGTAAACTTTTTAGTTGCTGGGTATAACCTTAATGTTTCATCCTCACAGTTTGTGATATCTTCTTCATTGAAATATGACTCTGTAGCAAAATGAGGAATCAACATGAACTCTGAAGCAAAAGATTTAGGTCTAGCTTTTTGTTGTGCTAGCAAGTACTTCTCACTCATTATTTCTGGAGCCAATACTCTTCTCCCCGGCACTGGGTCTAGTGCAGGTAATACTCTAGCTTTGAATCGTTCATCACTTTGTAACTTAGCCAATATATCGTTTGGCATCATAGGAGTCCCCACAACAATTACAGGAGCGTCTTTTAGGGGAATGAACATTGACTCTGTCATAAAGTGGTCTTCTACTTTAGTTATCTGCCCTATATTCAATGGGTTTTCAGGGTCTCTCAATACGTCATCGGCAATTAGTGCCCCATTCACGTGCATACCTCGTTTGAAAGAAAACAATCCACCATGCATTATTTCCATAGGTTTATTGTTTTTATAAAATCTAGCGGAGAAATCAGCTTTTGGATTTCTGTTTATAAGGAGTTCTGGGATAATTGGATTTCTTGAAACAATCTTATTTATTTCTGCTATATGATATTTAGCCATACCATCACTATAAGAAAGATAAAGTATGGACATATCTCTAGGGGCCTTCAACAATCTCCAAACACTAAAAGCATGCCCTAAAATTGTGGACTTAAAATGTCCCCGAGGCAACACTCCCACGTAGTTCAAGCCTGTTTCTAAACATTCTTCAATATCTTCTGTAAGTAGGCTTACATGCCACGCTTTGAAATACTCTGGATTATCATATGAAAGAGCCCAGATGTTTTCAATAAACTCTCTAAAGCTTCCTACTTCATATCTTTTTTGTTCTATAAGTCCTTGGGAGAGCATATTGAATGCTCCCTCTACACTGATAATATCTTTAGGCATTTCTATATATCCCTATGTTTTTGTTCGATAGCTTTTAATTTGATACCGATTCTTTGTAGTGTTTCATTATCAGAAATTTCTTCAATCAAAACACTCATGATATCTTGAACAAATTCCATGTTTATCATGCCTTGTAATACTTCACGTTGCCCTTTTATGCCTATGTCTGCAGCTCTTGCAGCATCTAAGGCTCGGTCAAAGTGAAGCTCTGTCATTTCTCTTGTGGCTTTGTTTGCTATTTCCGTATACCCGTCTAACTGGGTTGCTTGTAACCTAGCAAATCTTTGCCCTTCTGTTTCGGCTAATTCAGATTGTTTGTCCGCTATAGCCACAGCTTTTTGTTCCCCCCATTTATCTTTCTTAGCCCACATATATATAGTAGGTGGGGAAACAGCATGTTCTTCTGTAGAAATTTCTTCCGCTATTTGTTTAGCAGTTTTATCTCCCTTGAGGAACAATTCCATTGCTTTAAGTTTAATTTCGTCTGGTATATGTTTAGGCATAATTAATCGTATATACTATTGCTATCAAGGGCTCCGTATCCATCGTCAGAT